GTTCTAGTGTTTGCGTGTCCAGGAAGGACCCGTAGCACCGCACAAAATTTCACTGCTTGCCATGTTACTCATTATATGGTTGCCTATCTTTTGATTCTTGCCTAAATCGCCTAGTCCTCTGTTACCTATTGGTGGTGTAGGGTCTTATATAGATAAGACCCCTACAACAACAGTAGGCAAGGTCCGCGAAAATCATGATATGTCACTCGACGTGGAAGGTTTGTGCACTACTCGCCCGATGAAGAACTTGCCGCCGAATCCTGTCTCTCGCCAGCGATCGAAACCGTCTTGAGTGGCGAGCAGCTTAATGATTCGCTTGGCTCGATCCTGCCCGATGTTCTTTTGAGCACGCAAGCCATTCTGTGCGTCGGTGGTTGTCATGGGCATGAGGTTGACCAAATCCGCAGCGAAGTCCAGCAACTCTTCATCGCTCGGCCCGGCTTGTTTTTTGTGTGCGGCTGAAAGCGATGTTTCGGCTGTCGGCTCGATTGCTGAGGTTCTGAAACTGCCGAAGTCCCAGATGGCCGTAAACGACTCACGCGGCGCATAGTTCCGCACGACCGTATCAACGACGATAGCATCCTCTTCGTTTGCATGCGGTGCGAGTAGCACGGCTGCGTCGTAGTCACGGGCAAGCACACCAGAGCCACTACCACGGTCGACACGTGACCTGTCGCCGGGATGGCCCTTCGGGTCGTGGTGCACAATGGCGACTGCGGCACCAGTGTCAGCGATGAATCGGTCGACGTCGAGCAACACCTTGCCAAGATCGGTTGCGAGGTTCTCGTCCAGGCCCTGGGCTGTGAGTAATTTGTACAATGGATCGATCACCAGCAAGTCGACTTCCGGTAGCGTGTTCAGATCGATCGCTTTGCCGCGTCCATTGCATGCGACCATACGGCCGCCCAAATCGGCAGCGGTGACGCCCATTGATTCAGCCACACGACGCAAGCGACGGTGGAAGTGTGTCTCCTTGATCTCTAAATTCATGACGGCCACGCGACGCGGCTTTGGTATCTGCCAGTCGAGGAAATCAACACCCAATGCAATCGACATACTCGCCTGCATGGCGTAGAAGGATTTACGGCATTTTGACGGACCGATAATAAGCAACTTGTCGCCGCACTCGAACACGCTATCGGCAATCGGGTCAAGCGGTGGTGGCTCCGTGTCCAGATAGTGCCCGACGTTGACCCATAGCGGACGTGGTAACGGTTCTTTTTTTGGTGGCACGCTAGAAGTAGTTGTAGGTGTCTGCACCTCATTACGCAACCAGCCAGCCACCTTATCCGCCGGCGGCCCGGCTGCCCGTGCCTGTGTGATTTTGTGTCGGATATTTTTTTCGTCCCACGGTGGCTCGCATGTCTCGCTATATTCTCGCATCAATTGAAACGCCTGTGCGTCATCGAGCTGAAAACCGTTGACGAGCGAAGACGCCACGCGAAACGTCGTATTGTGCCCGCCTTTCCCTTCGATCGCCGGATCGGTCTTGCGGATATATTCCGACGCACGATGATATATGAAATCGTCGTCCGCAATCGGCAACGGTGGCACGCTGACAGGTGGCGGTGCTGGCTTCGGCGTGAACACCTTATCCAATTCGCCCACAAGCCACGCAGGTGGCTCTGGTAGTGCCTTCGCGTCTACAACGTCACCGAACCACTGGTACGCACCAGACGCACGCACAGACGGCGCCACAACGATGTATCCGCCCGTGGTACGCGTGTCGATTCGCGGTGCGATTTTGCCGACGCTATTTTTCCAGTGGTCGTGTCCGTTCGGCCGCTTAAAGATGTAATGCTCGCCACCGGATGGTGTCATCTGCTGCAGGCAGTCGACGAATGCCAAATTAGTCGCACCTTGCCAGTTGTGCCCCGTGTCGCAGTCAATGACAATCAGGCCGCTACACTCGACACCAATATTCGCTGATGGCTCCGTCGTCCACCATTTGCGTATTAATTCGGGATCGGTCGTCGCATTTTTGCACCCATTTTTTGCCAGCTTGCCATGCGGTACATTGTCGTTCGGCTTGCACGGGAATACGGCATAACCGGCTTCGGCCAATTGCAGTGCGGCGTCTAGGTGATTCATTTGCAATCTTCCGTAGAAAACAATCGTGAAACGTCATCGGTATTGGCGGCATGCACGGCATCCTCGATATTCTTTGCCGCTTGATTGTAGTAGCTCGGCTTCAGTTCAACACCAACACCTCGCCGACCGTTGAGCACGGCACCATAAACTTCGCTTCCGATTCCCATGAACGGCGTTAGGACGGTGTCACCTGGATTGCTCCATAGCATGATGGCACGTTCGATGGTGTCAAGCTGCAATGGGCACAAGTGTTTTTCATCTTCAGGATCGCGCCCCGGCCGCGCGTCGAGAGTTCGCGTTTGCCGCACGTCCATCCAGACAGGTGACGCGTATGCACGCCATATATTGTGAGAGCGTTTAATGCCATCGCCTCCTGGATCATTCGAGCCGCAATATTTCGACAATCCTTCTGGGTGCACCACTGGCTCGCCGTTCTCGCCGGGCTTACGAAATCCAAGCAAATAATCTGGCAAACCAGATCGGGACATCGCCGAATCTTTGCACAATTGCTTATGCATCAAGCCTAATGCTTTTGTGCGAGTGGCTTCAATCAATGGATCTTTCCAAATCAAATGCCGAGAATGATAAATAAAACCGGAACGCAAAAACGCACGAATCAAATCGCCAGAAAAGTCTTTCATGCCGATATACCCATCTCGCTCTTTCATGGCTGGAATGTCGACGCAATGCACGCAGCACAGCCGTCCTGGCTTTGTGACACGGTATAGTTCATCAATTAAATAGCCGAAATGCGCAAAAAACTCATCATAATTTTGGCAATTGCCCATGTCCGCTGGATGGTCACTGTAACAATACAGGTCCGCAAATGGCGGAGAAAAGATTGACAAGTGAATAGACTCCGCTGGAAACGCCTTCACGACCTCGCACGAATCACCATTATAAATTGCATATTGTTCCGTCGTTATTTGCTCATTGATAGCCATGCTGGCACCTCCTCTGCTTGGTTATAAACACGAACCGGTTGATGTAAACGTTCAGTATTCATTGATTCCACAATCGACTGAAACATTGTTTCCGCCTGCTGTTCCTTGCGTCGCAAATTATCCAGCACGCCAACCAGGCTATCGGTCGCAATAACATCAACGGTTACCGGTCGCTGTTGACCGAATCGCCACGATCGACGAATGCATTGATAATACTGCTCGAAAGAATGGCTGATAAAATACGTCATATGGTTGCAGTGTTGCCAGTTGAGTCCAAACCCAGCAATGGAGGGCTTACTGACCAGTGCGCGAATATTTCCATTGGCAAAGTCAATGAATGCTTGTTCTTTTCGTTCTTCGCTATCAGATCCTTGAACATTCACGGCACCATCGATAAGGCGAGCGAGCGTGTCAGCCTCTTTGTTCAGATGGCACCATACGACCACTGGATCATTATGAGCATTGGCTAAGGCCGCTGCATGTTCGCAGCGTTCGTTGAGAGTGTTACGCAGTTGCTCGCGTTGGTCATTGAGGCCAACAGCTGGCAACTCAAACAACAATCCATCACTAATGTTTTGCGAATGAATGACATGCTCATTGACGTGCAGCGGTGGCAGATTGAATCCATCATCATTGAATCCAATATCCGATGGCCGACGCACCGCCCGCGCCCAGCTTGCCATCCATTGCCAAAAAAGCTTCTGGCGCACGTGACCCTTTAATCGCCACGAGGAAGTATTGCCCCCATCGTGAGTAAAAAAATGCGCGAGCATATGCTTTCGCTCCATGATGCCAAGTGCCTCACTGGACGTGCCAAGCTCTACATAATCATTTGGCGCAGCAGTTGCCGTGCACAATAAACGATACGGAACATCACGCATGAAACGAGTAATCTCATCTCGTCGTTTGCCTGCATAGTTTTTGAGAATCGACGATTCATCGCACACAATGCCGGCGAAGTCATGCCGATTGAACTTATCTAAACGCTCGTAATTCGTCACTACAATCTGATCACCTGGATCTCGCCCATGTCGACGATGGACGACATTAATTCCGAATTTCTCGCCTTCGCGTGCTGTTTGTGCGCCAACGGCGAGCGGGGCAAAAATCAAAACCGGCTTATTCGTTTGCTGTACGACATTCTCAGCCCATGCTAGCTGCATTGCAGTTTTGCCTAGTCCGCAATCCGCAAATATTGCCGCACGTCCCTGGCGCACAGCCCACTCCACTAATGCCTGCTGAAAGGGGAATAATTCACTCGGCATGGTTCGCGGCTCAAAGCCGTATGATTGCTTGTGCTGCGTCTTGGCAGCAAGAAATTCATAATATTCCATTGCGTCTTCAATCCTTTGCACTTATTTACAATTGCTGGTATTTTTATCTACTCGATAATCATCCACCACAATCGCCACGAACGACGCACACCACGGCACGTCATGCGAACGAATCCAGACTTGCCGCTCACCGTGCGGTGGCGACATGGCACGCAGACACGATTCGCGTTTCGTGCATCCGTTTCCGCGACAGCGCGCCACGTCGGCTGGTAGCTTGCGTATGGTGTGTGGTTGTGGTTCGGTCATTTGTGATTCTCGCTTTCCAGCCGTTCGACGATGGCTTGCAGGCGATCGATTTCGTCGGCCGCCTCACAGCAAATAAGCGAATTCGCCGTCATTGCGCGCAGTCGTTTCGATAAATCACTCATCACTCACCTCCCGCCGCTTCGGTGTTCTGTTTTTTTGATATACGTGAAATGCTCCCGAGCGGATGAAACCACACCCAACTATTGTCACCATACGTGGCGAACAGTGGCCGCTTGAATCCTCTCCACCACACATCGATTGTTGTACGAAATAGCGTCACGCGAAAGAATCGTTTGCCTCGAAACGTGATATTCAACGACTTGCACCCATAAGTGTGTCGATCAATATCCGCAGTACAAGGATTTAACTTTTCGTCATGGCTAGTTTTCCCGTTCATCACTCACCGCCTTTCTGTCGAATAGCCTCGCCCAGTGTGGCAAAAAACAAAACGAAGTATCGAACGCAGTGGTACGCCAACACCACCGGCCAACACACGATGATAAACACGTCAATCAATCCATCCATCTCGTCGCGGATCTCACCTACATATCCATAGGCGATTGAACTACAAACGAGATAGACAACACCACCAATAATCCACCACATCACTCACCTCCCGTCGCTTCAATGATCGAATAAGCATTAGCAACAGCACGATTTAAATTCTCGCAGTCTTCAACGTCAACCGGCTGCACCAATCCGCATCGTGGATCGGTTGCCAATTGCTGGTCGGCTCTGAACACGGCCGCTGCGTCGGCCAATTGAGACAATACATTTCGTAACCGCTCCAACTCCGCCGCCATCTCGCGGACGGCTGGCTCGCAGGCAATGGTGCGTCCATTTACGTGTCGATAATTGCACTGGTAGTCTTGCGATAACGTGCAAGATGCCGTACACCACGGCACGCCATCTTCATCGACTCGCGGTTCGGGTTTCGGTTCATTACTCATCAAACTCTCCTTTGGTGCAATGAAGTTCACATAGCTTATCGTAGAGTTTTTCACAATTCATCGACATCCAATCGGCTAGACCACTTGTCCAGTACATCTCTTCGATCAATGCTAAAGGCATAGTCAGGTACATGCCCTACTTCACCTGCAAAAAAAGAATCAACAGGTACACCGCAAATAGTTTTATCATTAGGATGCCACAGTTCAACACCCCGCTCAAGTCGATTTCGCATAGTTTCGACCTTTGCTTGACTGCCTGGTCCGCTGGAACATGGCGTGTCGTCCAATGCGCCACACGGGTCTGGTTCGCTGTAATCTTCACCATTTCCATAATGACCTAATGCAGCTAATTTGTTTTCAATGCTGCTTGTGGTACGTTGTAATCGCGCCGCAATCGTTCGACAAGTTTCGCCATCATAGAACCATTGCTGCAACTTTTCAGTGTCACTGTCCGTCCATGGTCGTCGTTTATTGTAATTTCGCTTATTGCGTGCAATGTTTAATACGTCCAATTTGCTATGAATAGTAGGCGAACTAACGCGTAATGCACGAGCAATGGCAGCAGTAGATTCGCCAGCTGCATGCATTTTCACGAGTGTTGCAATTTCTTCATCTGTCCAGATTCGTCGCGTCATTGCTGCTTCGTCCAGTAGTCTTCAAGTAAATGAAACGTCACCATTTGGCCATACGCACGTGTACCGGCCAGCCACCATCGCACCTGCGGATACTTCAGCTGCCAGCTCACCATTGTGCCGTAGATGGCACGCGGTGACGCCTTCGATCGCCACTCGTATCGATGTTCGGCCGGTCGGCAGATTTCGGCCAATGTCGCCTCGATAACGATGTAGGCAATATTCATTTCCATCAGGCGTGCCATCTCTCGCTCAAAACGCTGATGATTGCGACCGAGCGTGCCATATAAATCCTCTAGCGACTTTCGTTCGACAGCGATCTTGTTTTCATAGCCATCGATTGAATAATCACCTGTCGGCAAGTATCGCCGCTCAACGAGCGCCATTGCTGCACCATCCTTCTTTCGACGAGCTGGCACGCCGTCAAAGGTGTACGGATTCTTCTCGCGATTATCAACGATGATAGTAAATGGGGTTTCATTCGGCATTACAATTGCTCCACGAGGTGCCCGTTTTGCAAATTGAAGATCCGCACCGGGATGTCGCACTCACACGCTTCGTCGATTTCCGCCATCACGCCGCGCGACTCTTGCCAACCTTCGATGGCCAGCACGTACGTCGATTTCCGCCATCACGCCGCGCGACTCTTGCCAACCTTCGATGGCCAGCACGTAAACTTCATCGCAACGCCGCATCAGCTCGAAATCAAAGGCGAGCCACCATTCGTGCGAGCCGTGAAACAGGCCGGTTTGCTCAATTGGATGCGAATGGGCAATCGGCGAAAAGACACGATAGCCTTCAGCCATCAGAAGTGCAGCCGCCTGGCACGCCGCCTTGTAACGCTGATGCCGCACAGCTTCATCTGCGTGCGAATAAGGGGACGCGAGATAAATCATGGTTTGCCTCCGTACAGGTTATCAAGCAGAATATGCATCTTATAACGATTGCTAAGAATCAGATAAGTGTGGATGCCACACCAGACAATTAGTATGTAATCAATCATTGGATGTCTCTGGCTTGTAGATGATCGTGACGGTTTCGTCGGATAGGTTGTCGCAACTCGAATTCCAAGATGTCCAGCGATCAAGTGATGCGCACCAAGTGCAACGGTTAAACAGAAATTCTTTCACTGGGCACAAGCGAACACCATCACGCCAATTTGATACGAGCCATTGTGTGCCAGCGAACTCAAACACCGTTCCAGGCTCTTGTACCTCTGCCCACGCTTGACCGGTTAGCGGCTTGAGTGGCATTGGCTGCCAATGAACCCATACGCCCCGAAAAGTAGCATTTGAATCAACGTCGGCACGAAATGGTTCGATACTCTTCGCCACCTCACCATCAGGCACAGCCGCCGCAATTTCGGTGACGCACTGTGCAGTGACTTTCGGATTACGTGCTCCGAACCAATCCCATTCGTTCCGTGCCGCACTCTGGGTTTTGTGTATTGTGGTTCGCATGCCGCAATGCGCACACCAAACAAAATATCCTTGCGAGTCATAATGCTTCAGTTCGG